GCATAAGTCTAACGCTGTGCCAGTGTTCAGTGATGAAGAAGCGCAAGATATTGCAAAGATGAGGAGAGGCTAATGGAACCGAAAAAACTTCTAAAGATTCGTCTGCGTGAAGACGGCACTTGGGAACATGTGTATGAAGAAAATGTATTCTATGAGTTGGATGCATTCTTAATGGCAGAACTTCATAAAAAGAAACCAACGATGAGTCGACGAGAACGAATCCAAAAGAGTGCAGAAGATTACATCGAAGAAGCATTGGAACTCTCTGACTATGAAGAGTCCAAGATCGTTCTCTCTCACATTATGAATCTGAAATAAACCTTGCCTTGCAACCTAAACTGGAGTATAATATGGATATGGACTTGATTACTAAATACAATAACCTGATTGCAGAACGCATGAAGATGGACAAATTCTTCACAATGTTTTTGGACAAGTATGAACGCAAGATGGATCCAGAACGCACAGATACGCCTATCTGGAAACTCTACAAACAAAAGCATAAAGAATATGGACAACTTTGTCAAGAAATTAGAAACACTAACTACTACATACAGCGACAAGCCAATGTTTAAGACTGCGAACGAATTCTCACTACATATTGAATCTATCGTGAAGGATAAGCGTCTTAGTTATATGGACGCTGTCCTTGATTACTGTAAAGAAAACTATCTCGAGCCTGCCGGTGTTGAACCACTTATCAACAAGTCATTGAAGGATAAGATTGACATAGATTTTCGTGAATTGTATTATCTACCAAAACAGTCTAAAATTATATTCTTTATACCATCTGTTGTGTTAATCGCAATGATGGTATTAGTTATAACATTAGCAAGACACGCAGACGAAAGAACGATCAGAATCGACTGCACCATTGCAGAGATATCACCCGATATCCCAGTGGAAGCCAAAGAACTTTGTAGGAAACATCGAAGTGGACGGATTTAAGGCATATCGTTATTACCTAGCGATCAAATTACACTTCACGACTGAGAAATTTAATGTCTTCGAAAATCGAGGAAATGTTAAAGGCACACGTGAAGCATTTAATGCTAGGAATGACAGATACATTTTTGAGAAACTTGCCACGAAGTTTGAGGCAGACAAAGACATTATCCAGTTCTTTGTAGCAAACTTTGCATATGGTAATGGTAATGCAATCTATGAAGGTAAGGAAGCCATCGATAACCTTACTGAGTGGAATAGGCGCAAACAATCTATCACTCAAGTGTTTGTTAACGATCTCGCTAAACTATTGACATACGTAGAAGTGAATAAGTTACCAACGAGTGCAATCTTCAACTTTACTGATGATGAGTACCCAGTTGCGTTGAAATTATTCATCGGTGGTCAAATAAGTATTGAGACGCTTAGAATTATCGACGATCGAACTCCAATTATTGATCAGTGGTCTTTGAATACCGCTGTTCAGAATATATGGAGTAACGAATTGTTAAGAGTTAAAAAGTTGACAGGATTCGTGAAATACGATAAGATTAAACTTAAAATGATTTTTACACACTTCATGGAAGAAATTGCAGAGTAATACGATGGGCAAGACTTACAACCAATCGAAGCGATTCGATGACGAATTTGGTGGGCGTTCAGGGAAACCTGCCAAACATAGCAACGGTAAAAAAACTGGTGGTATGAGAACGCTAAATAGCTATGTTGAAGAAGATTATGACATCAACGCCGATGATTTCGACGATGAGTTTGAACTTAATGATGAAATTTCAATACAACATAATACTAATACAAAGTAAATACTAAGGAAAATACTAAAATGGATATTCAAAAACTACGTGCTATGCACAACTCTGATTTCGGTGCAATCTCTAACGCATTCGAGAAAGTCGCGAATCCTCAAACTGAAACCAAGTCATACAACGATGACC